ATTTGTATCTATTCTTTGCCATGTATGCGGGACGCTCACTGGTGTATAACAAGCGCTCGCCGGTACTGATACCTCTGGCAACCTGCTTGTTAAACCCAATGTCGTCTTTCTTTACGAGCGTCTTGTAGTTCGCAAAGAATACAGCGTCACACCACTCGCGGATCAAAGCATTTGACCGCTCCTGTAGTTTCGGCTGGTAACGGTCATACGGCTCTGTCTCTGGCGAGTCAAAGCGTTTGATCGTTGTATGCGCGATTAGAATAATAGCCATGCCTTTATCGTTACGCAGAGCGTTAAGGCCACCTAATAAATCACGCCACATCTCGGCGGCAATAACCGCGCCTTTCCCATACGCCAAATCTTTAGCGTCATGCGTAGACTCGACTTGTCGCCAGATCATGTTCTCGCACCAATCTAAACTGTCTAAAACAGCGGTGCCGTATTTGTGATCTTCTTTATAGAGACTGGCTACGGCATCCATTACGTCAGAGAACTTTTCCACTAATGGAAAGTGATCGACCTTTAGATTGCCTAGCCCATCCTCAGTAGGAATAAAAATAGGCTTTGGCGCGCCAGCGGCAAAGGTTGTTTTACCAATCCCCTCCACACCGTAGAGCATAACCCTCGGTGCGCCGCTTAATGAATTTTTCTGGATGCTTTTTAAATTGAAAGACATCGTTTGCTCCGTTGCTTGTTGTTAAGGCGGATGAGGCTACTACCACTGTTGCCACAAAGTCAACACCATTTTTGACATCTTTTTGGTTGATAGGTTTTGAGTGTTCATGTAGTTATAACGCCCCTCAAAAATGAAGGTGAGCGAAAATGAACCACAAATTTAAAAGGAAGGTAACAGATAACGGCAAAAACCGTATTGTTTGTTGGTTCTCTTGCGGCGCTGCTTCAGCGGTAGCTACCAAACTGGCGTTGCGTGAATATGACCGCTCTCGTATTTATATTTGCTACACCGATCCAGGCAGCGAGCATCCTGACAACTTACGGTTTCTGAAAGACTGCGAAAATTGGTTTGATCACCCAGTTACAATTTTAAAAAACGATAAATACGATGACACATGGGCAGTTTGGGAGGATCGGAAGTATGTTGCTGGAATAAGTGGCGCACCTTGTACGGTTGAGTTGAAGAAGTCTGTACGGCAAAGGTTTGAGCAATTTGATGACATTCAAGTGTTTGGATACACCCAGGAGGAATTACACCGGGCAGAACGGTTCAGAGAACAGAACCAAGAAGTAATGCTTGATACGCCACTAATTCGCCACGGTTTAGGCAAGGGTGATTGCTTGGCTATGGTTGAGAAAGCCGGAATTAAACTTCCCGTGGTTTACGAGTATATGGACCATGCTAACTGCATACCTTGTAGCAAAGCATCGGGGGTAGCCTATTGGCAACGCATTAAGAAGCACCATCCCTTAGAATTTGAACGCTACGCTGAATTGTGTGATCGGCTAGGCGTAAAGCAGATTAAAGTGAAGGGCGAACGTAAATCTCTCCGCGAATTACCTGAGGATGAATATCCGTGGGAACCAGAACCAATCGAATGTTCTTTGATGTGCCAGATTGCGGAGAATGAAGAATAAGGCAACCCGAAACAGATACAATCAGGCGCTATGAAAAGGAGATCATTGTGTATATCAAACACAAAAAAGAACCGGCGTACTCAATCGTTAATAAGATTGGTGGGGTTCGCGCAACGGCTCGCGTACTAGACATAGCGCCTAGCGCGGTAACGCGATGGCTAAGTCACAGCGGTGTTATACCGCAACGGCATTTTGGCGCGATACTGGATCACGCAAAAAAGCAAAGGCTGAATATAAAGATTGATGATCTATTAACGCTGTAGGTGAGACATGAACAACGCTAGTTTTTTAGAGTCTCTCAGCGGCGAAATTGTTGACGGTCAATATCTCTGGGTTAATGCGTTCGCAACCAGCCCTGATAACGCACAGTGGTCGGGTCGATCCTACCAACACAAGACGGCGCAGCAGATTTTAATAAATGAAGCAGCCGATCAGAACACATATTTTTGCCCGGCATTGCTTTCTGGCTTAGACGATAGCGGGTCGTTTAAACGCAGCAAGGCACACTTTACAAAACTGCTTGCGCTGGTAGCTGATGATGCAGACCCGGATGATGTGGTTGGCAGTCTAAGCTGGCTGATCGAGACAAGCGAAAACAATTATCAAATGGGCATCTTGGTTGATTTGGATGACCCGGACGCAGCAGACGCGCAGACAGTAGACGCGGTGATGCAAGCAATGGCAGACGCATCGTTGATCAAGGCCGACAAATCCGGCAACAACGCGGTGCGCTACCTGAGACTGCCAAATGGCGTTAATACTAAACTCCGAGCTAACAACTGGTCAGTGCGCGTGAGGTCAATGGATCTACAATCGCGCTACTCCTTGGCTGATGCTTGCGCGGCTTTTGGATTAGACCTAGAGCAGATCAAGCAATACAGCACTGTCGTTGACTCTGACGCTGCAAAAATATCTGGCGCGGATCATGCCTCATTGATTGCGGCGCTTGCTGCTGACGTACCAAAAGATCGCAGTTACCACGACCCGCTATTGAAACTAAGCTCCAAACTGGTCAAAGCCGGAACCAGTGGCGGCGCTGTAGTTGAGCATTTGCGCGGCCTAATGCTTGCGGTGCGTCCTACTGATCCGCATGAATATCAACGCTGGGAAGAACGCTACAACGAAATACCGCGCATGGTATCTGGCGCAGAACGGTATCGACAACCAATCATTGATATGCCGGTCATTGACGGGGAAGCTGACGGTAGCTTGCTCGTTGACATTAATGAGCTAGAGCGAATCAGCGGCAATATACGTTGGCTGGTGAAGGGTTTAGTCCCGGCTGATGCAATGGGTATGCTGTTCGGCGCAAGCGGCGCGTTTAAAAGTTTTATTGCGCTAGACTTTGGTTTGCATGTCGCGCACGGATTGAACTGGTGCAACCGCAAAACAACGCAAGGCAATGTTGTCTACGTTGCAGCAGAAGGCGGCGCTGGTGTGTATCGGCGTATTAAAGCATGGCATGAAAAGCGCGGCTTGGGGATTACTGACAATTTTAGCATTTGCATCACGCCACTTCTTTTGACGGTAGAGGATGAAATTGACAGGCTTGCCCAGGCTATTGCCGCACTGCCGGAACCGCCATCGCTTGTTGTCATTGACACGCTATCGCAGACATTTAGCGGCGACGAGAATAGCAGCACAGACATCGCCGACTACATAAGGAGCATGAACACAAAACTCCGCGCTCAATACGGGTGTAGCGTTTTGATTTTGCATCACACCGGACACTCTGCCAGTGAACGTCCACGGGGTAGTAGTGCAATCACGGCTAACCTGGACTTTCTTCTTGGCTGCTACCGTCCTGACAAGGATTCTCTGTCTGCACAACTCGAAGTGTTTAAACAGAAGGATGGTGACAAGCTAGACACACAATGGTTTACGTTAGAATCAAAAGAGATCGGCGTGGACGATGACGGTGAAAAAATACAAAGCCTAGTGGCAAGCTGGAACGATCTCGTTGCCAATCTTAAACATAACGCAGCAATGCTGAATCAAAATGAGCGCGATGTATTAGACGCAATTCCTGTTGCTGGCACTGCGACAGAACAAGAGATGCAAGACGCTTTGATGCACAGGTATGAGAATCAGGCGACTAGATACAAGACGCTACAGCGTGCAATTAAGAAGCTCTACAATGAAAAGAACTTAATTATTCCGGTTGGTAAGAGGATTTGGAGGAGGGCTTAGAGTCAGGTAAGAATGGCTCAAGCCCTTCCTCAATTCGCATAGCGTCAACAAAGCGCACAAAATCCCGGCGCTTCATCTTGTCAATTTTGCCGGTATCCAGGTCGCGCACATAATAGCTGTTATGGATAAACCATGACAGTTTGCCCCTGGATTTTAACCAGTCGGACACGTTAAACCAAGAATCACTTGGAAGAAATTTTCTCGGCTTCATCTTGTGCAGCTTTGATCTTGTTTTTAAGTGTGCGCTTGGCGCGTATGGCTTTGTAGTATTCGCTATCGCCTCGACGCTTCGAGTCTCCGCGTCCGGCACTTCCGCCTTTGGTTCCTAGCCAGGACATATAACGCTTAATTTCCTGCTGTACTCCAGGCGGGAACTGATCGCTCCATTTCTTTTCAGTCATTTTTTTCCTCTTTTAGTTCGTAGCCAATCGCCGTGTATGCCGCTTTATCAACCCATGAGTCATCATGCGTGGTAGTTTTCAAAAGGCGGCATGTCTTTTGCCAATCGTTCATCAGTGCAACGTGCGCTGGCGTGATGCACCCGTCTTTCTCAATCGCACGCTTGGCGATGACGGTCCAGCCTTTTGCAATGTCTGACAGGTTTTCTTTTGGGCTTCCGTAATCTTTCTGCCGGGCACCCCGCATAACCTTTAATGCTGTTTCAAATATATGCGTCATAGCGTTTTGCAAACCACTTTGCCACCAGTGTACGGATCAAGGCGCATGGCAATCTCGACGGCTTCGGTGGGCGTGGCTCCGGCCAGCATGGCAGCTACCGCAAACGTGCCGCCTGTGCCGCACGCGGCAGGCTTGCCGATAGCTACCCGGTACATATTCTTAGTAACGTGGTAAACGCCCTGCCTTGTGGCGTGGATGGCTTCAAAATCTGCGTCTTTGTCAAAGGCTGGCTTGCTGTCCTTTTTTGATCCGTTGTGCAACCACTCTAAATACTGCCTTGCCTCCGAGTAATCGCCAGCGATACCAACAAGCTCGCCTCGGATGCGAAAAATCTTTGCGCTCTCAACTTGGTCGATATACTCGCCAACTTGTAGGGTGTCTGCCGCCATCTGCTTTCCGTCTGTCGCAATCGTCGTCACTTATACAACTCGTTTAAACGCGCCATTGAGACAAAATTGTAATCGCGCACGCAGCCATGCTGAATCGTCATATCCGCAATGCCATAGCTCCAGCCTGTCGATGAGTGTAGAGCGTAAGGCTCTATATAACCGTCTGGAAGGGCGCAGCCCACGTTGATTATTTGGATTTCCCGGCTGTTGCCAATCTTTGACGCTTTGTGTTTGCGGTCAACGTGGGAGTGACCGCACACTAGGTCGTGTAAGCAGTCGTTTGCAATCTGTTGCTCTGCCGTCTTGCCGCCGTATGGCTTCCCCATGCGGTTAAGTGGCACATGGACAAACCCCACACCGCCTATGAAATGCACTTGGCCAAATTGCGAGTACGTCCATTTATACCGGTCAAACAGCCTGAGAAGCTGGAATTGAAGCTGCCCAAACACTTCTGGGTTATTCTGCTCAAATTTGAACAAACGCTGTTCATGGTTTCCTAGCGTGATGTGCTTCTCTGCGCCGCCGCAATCGAGCAACTCCAACGCTCTGGCCAGTGACGACATATCTTGCTCAAATGTCGGCTTAAATTTACCGTCATAGCTCGCGTTGGGCGTGTGGTAAGATAAACTATCTAGCGTGGCTAGATCGCCGATTTGGATCACACAGTCTGGCTTTTCTTTTTTGATGTACTGACCAATGCGTTTAAACCGGCTCTGGTCTGGTATTGCGGGGCCGTCGTGCGCGTCCCCAATCACCACCACCCTGGTTTTCTCTGACCGGCGCATGTGATTATCTGACCGCAACGTAAATTTCGGGCGCGTTGCTTTGGATAGCGCGGCGCGTAGGTTTTCGTTTTCTTTCTTTAAGGTGTTGATAACGTCGTATAGCTCACGATCTTCTTGCGCCACATCAATACCCTCGCCAGGGGTAAGGTTTTGAATCAAAGCGCTGCGATACCGGCTATCAAAAGTCCCGCGATTCATCTTTAGCTGCTTTGCAGCTTCTGTAACGGAACCGTGTTCTGCTACTGCGTCCACGGCTTGTTGCAATAGCTCAATCGGTAGTCGGGAAGTCGCCATGTTTAAACGCCGCGCTGTTAAAGGGTCCGAGCTACCCGTGACGCACGCTCGGAAGTGCGAGGGATCAGGTCACAGGCTACCTTTCATGCGTCGGCCACGTCTGGCGAGCATGGAAAAACGCCAATTTGCTGCTCTGCTAACGCGATTTTCAGGAAGTGGATTTGCTCGTTTAAACGAGCCTCGGTTTCACGCGCCTGCCTCAATGCGTTGACTAGGCGGCGGTGACTGTCGCGTAAATCATTGTAAGACACTGTTACGTCACTGGTTTCCATAACGCAAGCATGTACTGTTAGACTTAAAAAGTCAAGATTTGGTGGTTTTTGGCTTGAAAAGTGGCGCATCTTTGCCACACCTTCCATCGTCAAGCCTAGCCTCGCGGGTGGAGATTACGTCGTGATCTGGCGCGTGGCACTCACCCTCCGAGTGTTGCGGCCAATGGCTGTAAGCGCAGTGGAGGCAGAGTTTCTTAGGTTCAAACATCGGCGCGGCCCATCGCATCTTCTGCGCCTCTCAAGGCTGATCCTACCGTGTCGTCAAGCAGATCACCAAGCTGGAGTCCGTAGTCCTCCAAGGCGTCAAGCGTTGCGTCATAATGAGCGCGGGTCTGGCGCTGTGCTTTTATCGTGCAAATTAGCGCCTCGGTCAGACCGCGCACACGCTCTAGCGCGGCCATATCAGCCGTGAGGCGGTGAAAGTCCGGCTGATGGTCTGGGTCGCAGTCGTCGTAGTGATACGGTCGAAAGAAAATAGGGTCTTTCATTTTTGCTCACCTTTTTCTGGTCTTAATGATGCCGCGCAATCGTAACAGCCAACAATATAGCCGCGTTTAAACAGTGCCTTTGCGCCTTTGGCTAGGTAGCGCTGGCAGCCTTTGCAGGTGCCAGCGTATCGCAGGAATATGACTCGGGCTTGCTGCATGGTCTAGCCGCCTAGCAAGAGCAAAAAAGCGACCATGCACGCCCAAACAACCGGGCCAGCGGCAACGCCAGCGAGAAAGCATTTTGTGATTGGGGACAGGTTTTTCATCGTTTGATCCTTTGTTCTGGTTACTGGTAGAAACTAGACTAGCCGGTTGGGTTATGCAAGCGTTTCTTTTACCTTAACATTCGGGACAGATTACGTTGTCCGAAAAGGCTGTTTCGGACAGCCCATTTGTCCGGATTTGTTGCGAATGGTTCTCACGTTTGTCCTGGTTTGTCTTTTTTGTGTCCGGATTGATTGGCGGTTTTGCGCGGTTTAAACGCTCTGCTTGGGCTGTTTTGTCCGAGTTTGTCCGAGGTAGTTTTAAGGCGACACTATCTCGGACAATCTCTCCCCCCCCCATAGGGGGGGAGAGTGTCCGGGTGTCCGTTTTAAGGGCCGAAGGCATTTGGCGCAAAAGCGCCCCCCGTTGCCCCCGGCCATTTGGCCGGAGGCACTAGGCTGGGACCTTACTTATCAAGCAGCGTCGGAAAGATCTTCGAGCGTGTCGTGAGCCATGCTGGCCCACAGCTCGACGGCAACTGATAGGTAGAAAACCGCAATGCCGGACCAGGACGAGTCGGCGGGAATTTGTGGCAATTCGCCGTGGGCGTCCTCTATGTATTGCGTCACTTCGTCGCCATGCTCGGCCATGACTTCAACAGCGTTAGAATATGTGACGGCTGGCATGTATGCGCCGGAAGCGCAGCCGCCCTCGCAGATTGAGGCAACGTCGTAAGGCGTGATGTCTTGCTCAATCCATGCGGGAATTGTGATGTCTGTGTCGAGTTCAGCGATCGGGGTTTCGTTGTTCCATAAGTCCATGGTTTTGTTTCCTTGTTTGCGTGGTTTGTAGTGTTGGCATTCTCTATCTTTGCAGCCAGTCAGATGCCGCATGCAAAGCGTGCGCTTGGCAGTCGGCGGCTGTGTTTAATTTGGCCTCGCCAAAAATGTCGCTTTTTGGCACGCCGTCATTCCAGCGCGCAAACATTCTCACTTTATAACGGCGCTTTGATTGGCCCGGCAAATTCTCGCGAATACCGACAAGCTCGTAATTAACACCGTTTTTGGTCACATTGTGCGAAAAAATTTGCATCACTCACCCCGCGCCTTGGCTATAGCGCCGCGCAGGGCGTCAAGCGCCTGCAAATGTTCTGTTTCGGCGTCGTCCTCTGCCCAGAAAACCTTGGCAATCGGCCCTAGCCACTGCTCGAGTTTTTCCGCGGCCTCCAGCAATTCGGGCGCTGCTGCAATGAGGCGGGCGTCGGCGCTGTTCTTTGGAACTTGGCAAATTTGCTCGCCTTTCGCGCCCTTAACATTTACCAGAGTGCGGGCCGTCAATAATGACCAAGGCCCCGGCGTGTGTGTCTGTGTAATCATTGTCTACCTCTTTGTTATGGTGTTGGCACCCTTTAGGCCCGGCCTGTTTCCAGGGCCGGGCTGTCAGGGTGTGGGGTGTGCTTGGGCTAGGCTATCTCGATGGTTCCGCCACAACCGCAAGTTGGAAGTCCGGCGCGCTCTATTGCAGAGCGGGATGCCCTGGCAACAAAACCGCAAGATTGGCACTCCATCTTGATCATGCGAGTTGATTGCTTTTTGGTTGGGACGCTTGGATTAAGTGCAGCGCCGGGAAACTGGCCGATCTCAGCAATTATGGCGTTTAAACGCTCTTTGAGTGAATCAGTGGCAACCGTAGAAGTCATTTTTCCGGTTAGGCCAACCGCAACGGCGACCCGGCGGAACTCTTTGCCGTGGTTCATGTATCCGCAGGCGTGGACTAATTCGTGAACTAAAACCGCGAGTATATCTTCTTGTGTTTGAACGTGCGGCGCTATGAATATCTCACAAGTGCCGTCATTGCTAACGTCTTTATGCCATGCCGCGCCTAAAGCCTTTAGGCCGCTACGTGAGCCGGTAAAACCGATTGATATGCGTGGGGTCCCGAAGTCCTCGCCGACGGCGTTGAAGTCGGCTCGTAGTGCTTCCGCCGCGTTGTTGAGCCATTCTTCTCTAGTCATGTGTTTTTCCTCGTTTGCGTTGTTGTTACGATGCACATAATACAGAACCCGGTTGCCTTGTAAAGGTCTGCTCGGTGGCCGCTTGCGTTTTTTTCAAAAATCCTTATTCTACTGTGACATATGAGCAACACAAGCGACAACGACGGTGGGCGGCATAGCCCGCCCCCGCCCCGGCCAGCTGTATTCGACGCCAAACCAGTTCAGTTGGAGAAAACACGCCAGCGCATGGGTTCGGCTCGCACGCTCAGGCGTGCCCTGATGAGCGCCGCGGAGGAGGTAGGCGGTGACGAGGGGCTGAAGGGGTATCTCAAGTTCCTAGCGAGCAGCGATCAGGCCAGCGACCGCGCCGCGTTCGTTAGTTTGCTGTCAAAACTATTACCCCGAGCTGTGGCAGTGCAAGCCGAGGTCAGCACTGGCGTGAACGTGGTTCTACCATGGCTGCAGGAACAGCGTAGCGTAGATGCCACACCGGCGGGCGGGGTGGTTATTGACCAACCCGTTGAAAACATTAGCGAAAACGATGACGTTTAAACGCTATGGCAAACATGCAACAACAACTGTGACAAATATGCCACACTTATGGGGGTGGGGGTAGTGACTCGAAACCTTAGGCCCACCCCCCATCGACCGGGTAGGGGGGGTACTATTATTATTATATGCCCCTCTCAGCCAGCATGAGAAAAAAGGAAATGTTCACCTAAAATGGACATTAACGAGTACAGACCCAGAGAAGCCTTTGCGCCGCTGCACGCTAGAAAGCAGCGTTGGGCGGTCATGGTGGCGCATAGACGCGCAGGAAAGACTGTGGCGATGTGCGTTGACATGCTGGTTAGCGCCTTGCGCTGCTCGCACCCCAAACCGCAGTTCGCCTACCTAGCGCCGTATCGAGATCAAGCCAAGAAGGTTGCGTGGACATACTTAAAGGACTTGTCAAAGCCTGTCTGGGCCAAGAAGCCCAACGAGTCAGAGCTAATCATTACGATTAAGAACGCCTACGGCGGCGAGAGCCGCCTGTACGTTGGCGGGGCTGACCACCCGGACAGTTATCGCGGGATGTACTTTGACGGTGTTGTTCTCGATGAGGTTGGTCAGATAAGGCCGAGCGCATGGTACTCTGTTTTGCGTCCGAGCCTGTCTGACAGGCTTGGTTGGGCTATATTTGCTGGAACACCGGCTGGGAAAAATTTTTTTTGGCAAATTAGGGAAGAAGCAAGGCTAAACCCTGAAACGTATTTGCTGATGGAGTTACCGGCAAGCAAGACAAACATTTTGCATCCTGACGAGCTACGCGATGCAAGGGCGCAGATGACGGAAGAAGCGTACTTAACGGAGTACGAGATTAGCTTTGACGCTGCTATCCCTGGCGCATACTACGCAAAATACATAACTGATAGCTACGGCGAGGGGCGCGTAGGTAAGTTTTACGCTGATGACGCGCTTGAGGTGGATGTAGTCGCTGACCTTGGTTACACCGATTCTTGCAGTTGGTGGGCTTGGCAGACCCTACCTGACGGCTACAAGATAATTGACTTTTACGAGGCAGACGGACAACCTATAAGCCATTACATTGATTGGGTTAAGGACCGGCCATATAAGGTCGGCACAGTCTACCTACCGCATGATGCCAGGGCAAAGAGTTTGCAAACTGGCAAGAGCATTATGGAGCAGTTCCTAGCTTCTGGTATTACGCCCAAGATTGTACCAAGCATGGGATTGCAGGATGGCATTGAGGCGGCGCGTATGGTGCTGCCTAAATGCTATTTTAACGAAGAAACGACATATGAGGGCATTGAGCATTTACGCTCTTATATGCGGGAGTGGGACGAACGCACCCAGATGTTTAGAAACAAGCCGCGTCACGACCAGCACAGTCACGCGGCTGACGCTTTTAGGTACCTTGCTCTTTCTGCTAGACCTATTGGTGGCGGCAAGAAAACCAGTTCAGAAGGGCTAAAACAGTTAAAAACCAACGCGATGTATGAGTTCACGCTAGACGGAATTTGGGACTGCCAGCCTTCACACTCAACAAGAGTCGGATAATGGAACAAACTAGCACGATTAAGAGCATGAATGACTTTTCCGACACGCCGCAAGGTATGGCGCAGCGTTGGTCAAGTGAGATTGAGGCTTCTAAGAAGGAGCTAGAGCGGTTTCAGGAGGATGGGGACAAAATCACGCGCAGATACTTAGATAAGCGTGATGAATGGGGAAAAGAAGAAAGTAGGGTAAACCTGTTTTGGTCGAGCATGAAGGTTTTGCTGTCCTTGCTTTACGCAAGGCCACCAAAAGCTAGTGTTGCGCGATCTTTTCTTGATTCGGCTGACGACGAGGCGCGTGTTGCTGGCATTATTGTGCAGCGTATTCTTAACCGTAGCTTCGATGACAACGTATCTAACTGGGATTCTGCTCTCAGACAGTGCATTGAGGACTGGCTGGTGGTTGGCATGGGACAAGCATGGTTAAGATATGCTGTAGAAACTGAAGAAAGTGTCTTACCGGCTGAAATAGACCCTATGACGGGCGAAGAATTGGTTGCTGAACAGGTTGTTGAGCGAATAATCGACGAAACAGCGCCGATTGACTACATTTACTGGAAAGATTTTTTCTATTCTCCGGCGCGTGTTTGGGAAGAAGTAAGGTGGGTGGCGCGTCGGGTCTATATGACGCGGGATCAGCTTATAAAGCGTTTTGGCGAAGAAATTGGCAAGGTTGTGCCGTTGTTTTCGTCTACACCGAAGGATGTAAACGCGCAAACACCCAAGCATGACCCGTGGGCGCGTGGTGAAGTCTTTGAAGTCTGGTGCAAAGAGGACAAAAAGGTTTATTGGTACGCCAAGGGCTGCGAAGTTATCCTTGATGTTAAGGATGACCCATTAGAGCTTGATGACTTTTTCCCGTGTCCGAAGCCTTTGGCTGCAAATCTTACAAGCAGCAACTTTATGCCGCGTGCTGACTACATTTTTGCACAGGATCAATTCCAAGAGCTTGACGAGATTAATACGCGCATAACTTGGTTGACGCGAGCGGCTAAAGTCATTGGTCTTTACGACAAGAACAACGATGGCATCCAGCGCATGTTTAACCAAGCTGCTGAAAACCAGCTTATTCCGGTTGATAACTGGGCTATGTTTGCCGAAAGCGGTGGCATTAAGGGTAAAGTTGACTGGGTTCCCATCGACCAAGTTGTAAACGCGATAAATCAGTTGCGCATCTACCGGCAAGACAAAACGGTGCAGATTTACGAAGTATTAGGTATTTCTGATGTTATGCGCGGTAGCAGCAAAGCCTCTGAAACGGCTACGGCACAACAGATTAAAGCGCAATTTGGCTCTACTCGCATACAGTTGAGCCAGTTCTACATAGCTGAGTGGATTACAAGCCTTCTGCGTATTAAAGCTGAGATTATTAGCAAGCATTGGCAACCGGAAACGATTGCTATGCGTTCTAACATTATGCGTACACCTGACGCTCAATTTGCTGCACCGGCTATCCAGCTTGTTAAGGATGAGCGCCTAGCAGAGTACAGAATTAGCGTAGAAGCTGACTCTTTGGCTGCAATGGATTGGGCGCAAGAGCGTGATAGTGCGGTTCAGTTTATGCAGGGCATGGGTGCTTTTGTGGCGCAGATTGGTCCTATGATCCAGGTAGTTCCTGGCTCGTCGCCTTACTTCTTGAAACTGCTGCAATGGGCTGTTTCTAAATTTAAGGTTTCGTCAGAGATTGAAAGCGTGCTGGATCAGGCTCTTGCACAGTTGCAAGCTAATCCGCCGCAACCGCCGCAACCGTCTGCTCAAGATCAAGCAGAGACAGCGGCAGAGTTGGCAAAAGCCAAGGAAAGAGAGGCAAACACAATGGAAACCCAGGTCGATACCCAGACTAAGGTGTTTCAGCTAAATCAGATGGCTAAAAACGCTATGCAACCGAACCCTAACTTGCCGCCTATCGTTGGATGAGTAAGTACGGCGCAAGAATAGACGCTTTGAGAAAAGAGTACGGTGGTTTTAACAAGCCAAAACGTACTCCATCTCACGACAGTAAATCTCACGCTGTTTTAGCTAAACAAGGCGAAAAAATACGTCTAATACGGTTTGGACAGCAGGGAGTAAGTGGGTCTCCGCGAAAAGAAGGCGAAACAGAAGCGAGTAAGAATAGGCGTAAATCATTTAAAGCGCGTCATGCGAAAAACATTTCAAAAGGCCCAATGTCTGCTGCTTATTGGGCAGATAAGGTCAAATGGTAAGGAGAAAGACAATGCCAATGCCTAAAATGCAAATTTACGCTGAAATCTTACGTCAACTAGGGGAAATCCCTAACGACTATGACGACGATATGATGGCAGAAGAAGAAGCCATGGCAGAAGGCGCAGAGGTAGAAGAAGAAATGTTGCCAGAAGAAGTTATTTTAGCGGAAAACCCAGAATACGAATCTCTCACCAAGGGCAAGAAAAAAGAAAGATAAACCGATGCCTGACAACCGCCCGTATGTAAACATTTCACAAGATGAAGAACGTGATCCCAGCCGGTTTCATCCCAAACTATCTATTGGATATAATTCTAAAAAAGGTTGGGGTGGAAAATTTGAAGGATCAGAAAATAAGCAAGCCATTTCTGGTTATATGCCGTTATCTGTTGGTGAACTTAATGCCAACGTTACAAGAAACAGAGGTTCTAATACTGCCCGCGTTGGTTACAGAGTAAAAATAGCTGATTTGGTAAACGCTTTGAGAAGAAGATAAACCAATCAACAGGGAATCAAAACAGTCAATGCAAGCGCAAGCATTAAGGCAAAAAAAATGAAAAGAACCTACCGCTACGATAAAAAACTAGACAAACTCGTTGAAATAACAAGGCAAAAACAAGGTCCAGCCGAGAAGAAAATATTTGTTTCTGACGCTCACTATGATGGCTTAGTGGCGACTGACGGAACAGATATAAGCACAAGAAAAAAACACCGCGAATACATGAAGCGGAATAACCTTACCACAATGGATGACTTTACTAATACTTGGGCGGAAGCCAAGAAAAGCCGTGAACACTATATGCAAAACGGTGGAACCTTCCGCAAAGAAGATATTGCTAGGGCTATCCATAAAATAGAAAGCAGATAAAAATGGATGAAGAACCTACCACATTAGAACAACCCAGTTCTTTACGAGAAGCGATTGAGTCGGCAGTAGAGAAAGAAGAAATTGTCGATGAGCCGGTACAGCAAGAAGTAGAGTCCGAGCCGCTTGAGTCGCCAGAGCCGCTTGCCTCTGAGCCTGTCGAGGCAGAGCCAGAAGCGTCCCAAGATCAACCTGACGTTGATTTAACGGCTGAAACAAGCCCCAAAGAAGGCATACGCCCAGGGCCAAAGGCAGAGCCAAAGAAGCAAGAAAAAGCGCCTGTTTCTTGGCGGCCTGATGTCAGGGAACATTGGGCAAAGCTACCAGATAGCGTTAAGAAAGAGGTGCAGCGTAGAGAACGCGAGGTACAGCAAACTCTCAAAGAAACGTCTAGCGCCCGTAAATATGCCGAGGCTGTCGAAAAGGTGCTTGAGCCATATCAGGTCTTTATTAAGGCTGAAAACAGCAATTCTTTACAAGCCATTGATAATGTTATGGCTACTGCTGCCAAGCTACGCACTGGCACAGGGCCAGAAATTGCACAGCTTGTTTCTGGTATCGTAAAGCAATTTGGTGTTGGCCGGTTTGGGCAGGATTTCATTGCACAATTAGATGCCGCGTTAGTTGGTGAAATACCTCAAAATCACGACCAAAGTACTCAGTTGCAGCAAGCCATACAGCAGCAACTTCAGCCTGTTCACAACTTTATGAACGAGTTTCAACAAGCCAAGCAGAACCAAACTCAACAAATTCGCATGGAGGCTCAAAGCGAAGTTCAGAACTTTATTGAAAATGCTGAGTTTGCGGAAGATGTACGCGAAGAAATGGCTGATTTGATGGAAGTGGCCGAAAGGCGTGGCAGAGAGCTTTCCCTGGAGGACGCTTACCGCCAAGCCTGTCTTGCAAACCCAAAAGTAAGGTCTGTGCTTCAAAAGCGACAACAAGCTAAAGGTGCACAACAAACCACTGGGGCGGCGCAAAAAGCAAAAGCCGCGGCGGTAAGTGTTTCTGGCGCTCCGGCCTTGGCATCGCCAAACAACCCAGGTGCGGTAGATATTCGATCAGCGATTGAGGCTGCTATTGCAAGCAACTCACGCTGATGCTATTGTTGCAAAAGTGCAACGCTTTTTAAGGCAAAGCCACTCTGTTAGAGACTGATGCCGTTGAGCAAGCACTTTTGTAATTAAGGTATGCAGCGACAAGCGTAAAGAAGGCTGTGCCTCATCTTTGCGTTTTTCGGCGCTAATGCCACCCTTGTACGGCCATTCAAGGGACATGACGAGCCACCAGTTCGGCTGCATGAACAGGTGAAAACATAGCTCTGCAAACTGCGGAGCCTAACGTCATGGAGAAAAACAATGGCTTTTGCCAATACGTCCGTTACGGACATTATTGCAACAACTATCCAGTCTCGCACAAAACAGATTGCAGACAACGTAACCAAGAACAACGCTTTGCTTGCTCGTCTTAACGAGCGTGGAAACGTCAAGCCTTTTGGTGGTGGTAACGTAATTCTGCAAGAGCTTTCGTTTGCGGAAAACGGTAACGCTGGTTTCTATAGCGGCTATGATTTGCTGCCAGTAGCTACCGCTGATGTAATCAGTGCTTCTGAGTTCAACATTAAGCAGCTTGCTTGCCCAGTCGTCATGTCTGGCTTGGAAATGCTCCAGAACTCAAGCCAAGAACAGTTTATTGACTTGCTCGAAGCGCGTTTAAACGTCGCAGAAAGCACAATGGCTAACAAACTTGCCGAATCTGTCTACTCAGACGGTACTGGCTCCAGCGGTAAAGAAGTAACCGGCCTAAATGCTGCTGTTCCTGCTGACCCGACAACTGGAACGTATGGTGGCATTGATCGTGCTACTTACACGTTCTGGCGCTCTGGTCTGTATGACTTCAGCACCGAAGGTGTGACTGCTTCTGCCACAACCATCCAGGCGGCTCTTAATAGCCTCTGGGGAAGCCTTGTAAGGGGTGCAGATCGCCCTGACTTGGTGGTTTTGGATAACACCTACTGGACGTACTACATGGGTTCTCTACAGGCCCAGCAGCGCTTTACAGACGCAAGCACAGGAAACCTTGGCTTCCCAACTCTGAAGTTCATGGACTCTGACGTTGTGCTTGACGGTGGTATTGGCGGTTACTGTCCGTCTGCTACTGGCTTCATGCTGAATACGAAGTACCTTTTCCTTCGTCCTCACCGTGATCGCAACATGGTAGCGTTGTCTCCGAAAGCACGTTACGCGATCAACCAAGACGCTGAAGTGCAGATTCTTGGATGGGCTGGCAACCTGACTTGTTCGGGCGCTCAGTTCCAGGGCCGCATCCAAGCCTAATTGACCTTGTGGTAGGGTCTGCCTTGCCTCCGAGCGGTAGGGTAGACCCTCCCGCTTGGAGGTCTTTTTTAGAAAGAGGTAATCAGAGATGGCCGTAACTTATGGCGCAGCAGTATCGGCAACTTACCCGGCTGTTGTTGACACAAACGCAAGTCAAGACACTGGCGCATCAGTAGAAGGCATCGGTCAAAGCGGTGCAGATGAAGCCAGCATTAGTGGTTCACGTATCGGCGGCGCTGCTGGCACAGACTTTAAGATCGAACATGGAGATGGCGTCGGAGTTTAGTTATCTACGACACCCCCGGCAAAAAGCCGGGGGTGTTTCTCTTAAAAAGGAATTAAAAAATGAATACCCCTACCGCAGAAAATACAGATTGGTCGTCAGTAGCAGCCGCGCCTGGATTAGACGAAGCCAGATTTGCTAACGACGATAAATTGTTTGTTGAGTTCTTTAGAAAACCCGCTTTACAGGCTGGAGAAAGCCGAGAAAAAGGCAGGGCCATTTACAAAGAAATCGACTACATACGCATTATGGTCCCAGGCGACAAATTAAGTGTTGTTGTCAGACCTGTTGATTCGATTGATGAGCGTAGGTTTAAAGATCGTTATGAGAGGTGGAAAGCTGGCGCTGGTAACGTAATAGAGGGAACGCCTTTAACGTCTTTGCCCTGTATGACACCAGCTAAAGTAGAAGAATATAAATACTTTAACATTCATACGGTTGAGCAGCTTTCCGAAGCCGCTGATAGCGTCGGACAAAACTTCATGGGCTTTTCGTCTGATAAAAGAGCAGCAGTAGCTTTTATTGAATTAGCAAAAGGTAATGCTCCGCTTGAAAAGATGAACGCAGAGTTAAAAGAACGCGATGCTAAGATCGAAGAAATGCAAGCGCAAATAACAGAGTTAATGAAAATTTCTTCCCCGCGTCAAAGCAAGAAGAAAGTTAGCGAAGAACAAACAGAAGATTAAGGATGTCTAATGGCTTATCAGATTATTGACGATAATAGTCTAAGCGCTATCGTTCAAAACATAGCGGAAATGGTAAGCTATCCTGTTCCGGTTGATCCTGCCGGGGATACAGACACATCTGTTGTGCAGATGGTTCAAGCAGTAAACCAAGCTGGTTATGACTTGCTTTCTTTGTATCCTTGGCAGGAATTAACTAAAAGTTACGATGTTAGCATAACAGCCGACACTTCTGGTCAAACAGAAAAAGCGTTTTCTTTGCCTACTGACTTCTATCAGTGGGTAGATCAGACGCAATGGAACTCCACAAATCAGTGGCCAGCTATCGGCCCTGTTTCACCGCAAATGTGGAAACAGCTAATTGTTAGAACAACTTTGCCGACGCTTTCTTTCTATTGGCAAGTTAGAGATAACAACATCTACATCCTTGCCCCACCAACAGACGCGCAAACACTAACTTTCTTTTATCAGTCTCTTGCCTGGGTAAAAGATGCCGATAACGCTGACTTATACAAAAACCGCGCTACAAAGAACGGCGATACTATTCTTATAGACAGCAATCTTGTTACGTTGTTGGGTCGAGTAAAGTGGTTGGAGATGAAAGGCCTGGATTCAAGCGCGGCTATGCGTGACTTCCAAGTTCAGTTTGAAAACCGAAAAGGCACAAAAAAGGGTGCGCCGGTTCTTACAATGGCTAGAGGGTATGGCTTTCCATACATTCAGCCTTTGTCAAACACGCCTGACACTGGATTTGGAAGCTAGATATGCCGCTTGTTCCAATCAAGCAATTTGAAACGCCAAGGGTAGCCGCTGCCGCTCAAGTGTCTGGGCTTGGCATCGCTCCCGCTCCTGTTGGCGGATTGAATTACCGCGACCCAATTAACGAAATGCCACCAACAGACGCGATGGTGCTTGATAACTTTATACCAAAGCGCACAGGCGTTTCTTTAAGGAAAGGCTGGCAATATCACACCAGCGCTATAACCAATGACATAGAATCTCTTTTTTCTTATAACGGCGCTACACCAGCAAGCAACAAGCTGTTTGCTGCGTCAAATGGGGATATATATGACGTTACTACCGGCACACCTAGCGTAAGCCAAGCAAGCACTGGCTCAACAGAAGATATTTGGATAACAACCCAATTCTCTAATTCTGCTGGCACTTACTTGTTGGCGGTTTCTCCCGGCGCAGGGTACTGGACTTACGACGGTACAAGCTGGACGCAGCAAAGTGTGAACGGTTTACCAACAGACCTAACAAGCGTTGCCGTTTGGAAAAATAGAGTTTGGTTTACAGCAGAAAACGACAGCAGTGTTTATTACCTGCATAATGTTGATGCCATAACTGGAAATTCGACACAATTTGTTATGGGGCCGCTGCTAAGAAACGGCGGTTCTGTCAGAGCCATTATTAACTGGACGCTTGACGCTGGTGTTGGTGTAGACGACTACCTTGTTGTTATAGGCTCTCAAGGTGACGTTGGTGTATGGCAGGGAACAGACCCAACTAGCGCGGCAACCTTTGGTTTAAAGGGTGTCTGGTATGTAGGCCCGGTTCCAAAATACGGGCGCTTCTTTACCTCTTATGGCGGCGATGTGATGGTTTTGTCTGAGCTTGGCATTGTTCCAATGTCTCGACTTGTAAACGGTCAATTTGTTGAAGGCGCTTTAGGCGTAGCCGACAAAATAGAAAACAAACTTACTGAGTTGGTTTCTGATCTAAAAGATGAAAAGTCTTGGGACATATTGCTTGTTCCAGGCACAAACATTCTTTTGATTAAGCCACCACCACAAAACAACATATACACACAATATGCAATGAGCGTTAGCACTGGCGCGTGGTGTACGTTTAGCAATATGCCAATGTCTTGCACCGCTGTTCTTGGGGATCAGTTTTATTTTGGGACAGACAGCAAAACTGTTGCAAAAGGTTTTTATGGCGAAAGTGACGCGGTATCTACTGCCGGGACGGGGGGCGATGCAGTACAAGGCGATATACAATCATCGTTTAATTCTTTTGGAAATCCAGGCCAGTTAAAGAAATTTAACATGGTCAGGCCGATATTTATATCCAGCCAGTCACCAGCGTACAAAGCGCAGATAAACACGCAATACACATTTGATGGTGTGTATGGCTCACCGCCTTTTGTTGAAGGAACGGTCGCGGAGTGGGATGTAAGTAAGTGGGATTTAGCAGCTTGGTCGCAATCCTCAAACACTTATCAAAGCTGGTCTGGGGTGACTGGTCTGGGCTACTACGGCGCGTTAAGAATGAAAGTTAAGGGTGTTGGTGGAGGCACCACTTTCAGTAGCTATCATGTATTAAGCGAGATTGGTGGAGTAATGTAATGGCTAATGGCAACGCTTTAATAGCCGCGCTAAGAAGCGCAACGCCTAGCGGAATGGTAAAAGCACCAGGAGCGCCAACTACGTTTGAAGCGCCGTGGACAAATGTTAGCCGTCAGCCTTTAAGTGCGGTGTTAAGTCCAGAAGCCCCGTTTGTGCCTGTTGAAAGCTGGAGAGACACAGCAAATCTTGAGCCAGCCGTTTCTGGGTACGCGGCTCCAGGGTATTCCCCACAGGAAGGCTCTGTTTCCGGTCCTGTTGTAAATACCACTCCACCGCCGCCTCCACCGCCGCCTCCATTGGCTCCAAGCTATGAATCTGTTGGCCCTGATTTTTGGGACAATATAAACGCTGAATATGCAGATGAATACGCTTCTTTTGGTGGAACAGATGAAGAATGGGTTAATAGTGATCGATTTAGAGATTATCAATCAAGGGTGTTGGGTGGTATTCAACGTACCTACGACACTGATAAATTAGAGAGCGACATTGCTTCCTTTGAAACTCAGCTAGATGACCCAATTTTTGGTCCAAACGCTAGAATGTTGAGAGATGCAGAGCAAGCGCAATTAAATAGGGTTAGGCAACTTCAAAGTGGGGATTATTCCGACTTTGATTTTAATTTTTATGGGATGTAATGATTTTATTCGGACCACATGATGTTTTAGGTGGTTGGCTTTGTGAAAAGATTGGCTATGTGCCGACAGTGCATTTTCGCTGTATTGGCAATGTAAACGAAGAAGGAGAGATAAAAGGCGTAGTTGGTTTTGACGGTTGGAACGGTGCTTCATGTC